GGCTTCATTTTTTCTTGTAAAAACTAATTCATTCATTGCTATACCTCACATCAATAGAATTAATTTGCATCTGATGCAACTTTTTCCTTAAAAAAAATCGCCCCAGCTTGCTCACTTGTAAGACCAAGCGCAATTTTGAAAGCTTCCATAACCTTACTTGACGGATAAATACGTCCCTTTACCACGTCAGCTGTGGTAACTCGATTGATTCCGGCTTTCTCAGCCAACTGCTCAATGGTATCAATGTCAGCATTAATCATTGCTATTTGAAGTGCCTTAGTATCTACTTCGTGCATTGATATGATTCTCCTTTCAATATAATTTGCATGACGTGCGCCGCATCGCATGATTAGACAATATCAAAAAATCTCACATTATGCAACTCTTTTTTTAAAAAATGAGTTAATCTTTTTGCACACAGCTAATTTTTAATGTATAATCGGAACTGACAGGAGGGACACGAACATGGCAAAAGTAAACCAACGAATGCGAGAGCTTAGAGAACGAAATCATTACACGATTAAGGAGATGTCGGACAAACTTGGTGTTTCTGTCGCCACCGCTCAACGGTATGAATCCGACAAAGGAATCAAAACGGTTCCTTATGAAATAATCGAAAAGGCAGCAAAGATTTTTGATGTAGAGCCATCTTATATAATGGGATGGTCTTCGGATATTCAAGAATTACATGACGATTTCTTACAACATCAAAAAACAAATGAGGCAATCACTAATTTTTTATCTGGGGATTATGATAAGATCTCCGAAAAAACGCAGAATAACACTTCGGTTTATAGAGCCGAATATGATGACATAACCACCGAACTTATCGATAGATTGAACGAAATGTCGCCGAGACAAAAAATGAAAGTAGTTGATGCAATCATGACCTTGTTAGATTCCGCCGTATATTAATTCGAGGAGGATTTACCATGATACCAAAATTATGTGCTGTTATGCTTTTCGTTTATGCCTTAATTAATTTATTGATGCACGAAATAAACATAGCATTGTTTTGTTTTATTGTCGGAATAATGCTTTTTTATGTTGGGATACGGTCTGAAGATAACCTCAAGCCGAAGCAAAAGCCAACAGCGCCACCGACACCGACAGCGCCACAACAGCAAGCTACCCAACCGATGTCACAACCTAAACCAAAGCCATTATGGGAAATAGCCGGACTTTCAAAACCGACAAGAACATTAACGATCAAGGTTGCCGGAGTGACTTTCGGATGTAAGTATTCTGAAGGATTTTCAAATCGTCAGGATGTTTTGGAAACTGTTGAGGATGGTGACGAAGTAACTTTTAGACAATACAGCTACAAAGGAAGTCCGGCGGTTGCATTGATACACGAACCTACCGACTCTGATATAGGAGTAGTCCCAGCGGACATGGTGGAAAAAGTATTGGATTATATGAATCAATATGATGTTGTTGGTCTGATTAAAGATTCTGATTGGTTTATCCCGAGAGATGATGACAATGATGATTTTGACTCCCTTTTTGACTCGGATGACGATAACGAAGAAGAAAAGCCGATTTACATTTGCAAGGTTTTAATTTGTGCTTATAAGCGCCCTGAAATGTAAACGAATTAAACTTTTTGCCCCTGAAAAATGTAATTAAGTCCCAAAAATGGTACTTAAAACATCATTTCCGAGATTTAAATTAAACTTAGGCAATTAAAAAAGCTCCTAGCTGGCAACTAGGAGCCTTGAGCGCAAGGGAAGCATGAAAACATGTAACCAATGAAAAACCACTAACCCACTAAGAGGATAAATCACAAAGTCGTATATATATTTTAAGGAGTAAAACGAATATAAAACCCTTGCGCCGTTCTACTCCTATTTTATCACGAAAGGAGGAAAAATAAACCATGGCAACCGTCGAGAGAATATCAAAAGAGACATACCGCATCACCAAGATGTATAAAGGCAAGCGCTATCGCATGACCGTTGACAGAAAACCCTCGAAACAGGAAGCGGAGCGCCTTATCTGGAGCATGATAGAAAAGGAACCGAGTAATCCGATCTATAAGACATTCCAGCAAGCTGCGGAAAGCTACACGGGAAACAAGACAGCCGTGCTTAGTCCGGCAACCCTCAAGAACTATCAGAGCGGACTCAATGCGCTTCCTGACAGCTTCAAGGACTTGCCAATCAGCTCCATTAACAATGACATCATACAGGGCATAATAAACGAGTATGCAAGCACACATAAGCCCTCTAGTACAAAATCACTTGCGACCTATATCGGAATTATTATCCATTCAGCTAATCCTGATTTTCGATATAAGGTCAGGACTCCAAAGGTTCCGAAATCTGATTTTTATGTTCCAGAGGATTCGGATGTTCAAAAAATTCTTGAATATTCCAAAGGCACCCCATACGAAATAGCCTTGCGACTTGCCACGCTCGGACTTAGGCGCTCGGAAATCTGTGCGCTGGAACGTGCCGATCTATCGAAATATAACATTATTACGGTCAATAAAGCAAAGGTACAAAAGGATGGGAAATGGATAATCAAAATAACAAAAACTGTGGAATCTACTCGCAAGGTTCCGTGTCCTGATGATCTCGCCGACCTTATTCGGCAACATGAGGACGGACTGCTATTTCCGTACACACCGCAATCAATCAATAATTATCTTAAGTCAGCACAAAAGAAACTAGGCCTAAAACATTTCAGCCCTCATAAATTCCGCCATTATTTCGCAAGTACCGCAAGGGAAGTTATGCCGGATGGATACGTCGAAAAGTTTGGTGGCTGGAAGCCTGGATCAAACATTATGAAAAAAATCTATGACTATACGAAAGTAAAGCAAGAAAAGGAAGCTGCGGAAGCATTGCTCAAGCGCCTTGGAAAATTGTCTGGGTAAATTCTGGGTAAAAGTTGGGTAAAAGTTGGGTAAAAATACTACTTTTTACCGTAATTTAATTACATAATTGCGAAATAAAAAAAGGATTAAAACTCACGGATTTTCAGGGATTTCCACGGTTTTAAGCCATTTCCAATATATTTTATAACTTTTATACCAAATAAAATAACAAAGCTCAAAATTCCCTTATTTTATGCGGTTCTTTTTAAACTCTGGGTAATTTACTGGGTAATTTTTTAGTTAAGGGATTTCCCCTGTTAGTCAACAGTTTAGTCAAGGACAGCAAAAAAAGCAAGAAAAAAAGAGGAGCGCCGAAGCACTCCCTTTGACTAAATCTTTGACTAAATTTGACTTTGCTTTGACTAAGTTAGTCAAACGTTGCTATAAACTGCCGACCATCCTTGTCGGAAACATACATTGCACCCTCAAGACCCGAGCCAACAGTATCATGGAAATAATACCAATAATCACCAATGTGTTGCCACCCTGTCAGCATCTTGCCTTTATCGTCAAAATAGAATCGATATGTGTTTCCATCCTTGCACTTGATGTTATTAAATCCGTGAGCGTTAATACCCTTACCAATACGGTAATACCAGTTTATACCGTCTTTAATCCATCCGAGCTTGTATTCCGTCGGAGTGCTTATAGGTTCTTTTGGCTGAGCATTCTCACCGTTTGTGAGAACTACAACTGTATGCCCCTTGGTTTTAGTGACTAGGATATCACCTCGGAGTAGCTCTTCGGGTAGCTTTGCATCGACCAACTCGAACGCATCTGTAGCAAGCAAAGCCTCTTTTTCATTACCCGTGTAAAAGTCGGCAACTTGGACTCCGGCATATAACACGCAAACTCTAACCAACCTTGCACAATCGGTCTCACATGGAGTGCCGACTAATGAGCAATTAAATCCGACGGGTTTAGCTGTCTGATAAAGAGTCTGATTCTGCCCTTGGTCATAACCGATGTTGTTGTTAGCACACGCCCAAGTCATATTCTGCGCTATTGCTTCACGGACTTGCGGTTCTTTTGCTCTCAGAACATTCCATCCTTTTTCGTGGAGATAATATTTCTGAGTGCTTACTTCCTTTCCGTTTTGGTCTCCTGCCTGTCCACCACTAGCATGACCGTTTTCGTCTATCCTTGCTGAGCCTATGATTACCATGCTACCCCCTAATAGATTATAAATCTCATTGCTGTATTTCCGGCGTATCTCAATCTGTGATATTGCATCCTTTGGTTGCTCAAAATGCAATAGCACATAATCCGATGCCGTTGCTATGTCCGATGCCGTTTTAAGCATGTTTAAAGTCGATTTAAAGACTTTTTCAAGTTCAAGGTATAAATAGTCGCACTGGCATTTTAAATCGCCTATAGACGCATTTTTTGACTTTATATAGTCATATAAACCGCCCTTGCGTCCGTCCGTTGTCCACTGTGCTAAGCCGTAGCCGTAATGTTTACCCATCGGACTCAAAAATTCCGCTTTGCTGATTGCCCCGTTATCGACCGAAATTGTATAAAGCTCATCAGTAAAATTGATGCCTAGCTCCGCATAACGCTTTATACAAAGTCGCTCCAACGTGTTCGACCTTAGTCCGCTCTCTGCGTAAAGGTTGCCCATCAATCCTGCAATGCCGTAATCTGTTAATCCTTTACCTTTGAAATAATCCCAAATAAACTTGATATCATTTGTGAGTTTCATCTGAACCACCTATTGACTTATGGTAATTATCGGAGCTAATGCCAAGACAGACACCAAGAAAAGCATCGAGAGCAGTCAGGGTGCCGACAATTTGTTCTCCGTAAGGAAGTCCCCAAATCTGAGACACGGAAAAATACAGCGTCGCAATTGCCGGAATTAAAATTTGTGCAACGTATTTTAAAATATCATAAGTTTTATTTTTCATTTTCATGATTTACACCTCATAAAAAATCATTCTCTTCCATGCATTTTTTGTATGCCTTGCCGACGTTCTGCTCTGCAAAAACCGCCTTTTGATTTACAAAATCGGGATGCATTCTGACATATCTATCATAATCGCTGATATCTGTCAGAATATCGTCGAACATTTCCTTACTATGCCGGACTTTCTGCAACAGTTCGTCATTAAATCGCAATATTCTCCGACGTGCCGCAAGTGCTTCCTTAAGCTGTTCTTTTTCTTCTTCGGAAATCTTCATATTGTCGATTTTTTTTTCCAACTCATCCATCCTGTCTCGCACTTGTATGATTTCGGTTTTTAAATCAATGATTCCGAGTAACCTTGCAAGCCACTTTATCAGCATCGACCACGGATTTACCTTAATCGGACTAATTTCTATAAGAGAAAGCGCCAAGAAACAAATTATTGACAAATTCCCAAGATTTAAGTTATCAAATATTTCTTTTAAGTTCATTTCTTGACGCTTTTCCTTCCCTAAAAAAGATAAGTGTTTTAATATTTCATTTCAAAAAGTTATCGTGTATCTTTTCGATGCAATTACTAATTTAAAGTGTCCTTTTAGTCACGATCACTCAAGGTTCTTCAATGCCCCTGCAATGATATTTGCATACAGTTCAATCGATCTGCCAGTGGTATCTGAATGAGGATGGGTGCCGTCTTTGCAATAGATACTCTTCATCGTCAAGTCGCTTGTCCCGCCGTCATTCCAGAAGTCCGCTGTGTTAGGAATATAATGATCGCTGAACCCTGTGCTTTCCCAAACGCGAATAATCGGGAACTCCCAAGATTCCGCTATTGCATCCTGCGCTGGCTGGACTTGAGGTTTCTCCCAGTTGTCAAGGTTTCCGATGAACACGATTCTTGCTCTCGGATTCTTCGACAGGATATATGTGCATAAGAAATTAACTGCGCCGATAAAGCAATTCCTGTTGATAGACGCAATGAAATCATCGAGTTTGCTTACCGGAATCGCAGATATTTCGCCCATTACAGAAATCAGTTTGGCATAGCTGTTATCTGTCATAAACGTATCTTCAGCAAGAATATTACCCGTAATATTCGCAACGGTAGGCTTCAGTTCGGTATCCGGGGTGGTTCCGTCTGGCATTGTATAAAAGGACTTCCAGTCGTTATGCCCATGATCTATGACAAACAAATCAGGCATATCGTATGTCCCGTCAAGATACGGTGTTAGCAAATTCTCAAAAGAAGAGCCTCGCACAGTCGTGGCAATGTCGTCTAATGACGCATATGTATTCGGGTCATGCAGCGATGACCTTATTGTTGACCAGTTATTTATCAGGTAGTTCTTCTCTTCAAGTGTCTGTGTCAACGCTCGAACGAGCCCCAAAGAATACGCATCGACATAATCGCCCGTTCTGACGTTCGCACGGCACATGGAAGATCCAAGGGATTTATTGATAACCGTTGCCCCTAATTTCTGCCCTACCAATTCTGGATATGAAAAACCATATCCTTCGCTGTCGATAGCTTCATCTTGCCCTTCGGGAATGGAAGTACCGCACCACCATATCGTTTTGCCGTTCCAGATATTTGCGGTAGTGTCTTTCGATTTATCAATGCTTTCACATACAGTCAGCGTTGATACCTCATAGTTTTCATATTCCTCTGGGTAACTGCCAGACAAAATCAACATCAGGCCGTTTATAAACTCGGTTTTAACTGTAGTCGGAATACAGAAGACAATGTATTTCTTATTGCCAGATAGTTCGATATGTCCTTTTTTCTCTGTATTGTTTGTTATGCCCTTTTCTTCAACACTTCCATTCATAACCGGGAGCGTATTTGTTGCATAAACGCTCAGAAGAGAGAATGACGAGTTGCTGTTAAAAACTTTGAATGAATATGTTGAACCGGCAATACCGTTCACTTCCATTGTTACAAGAGAGTAGAGATCATATCCCGATGTAATTTCTTTGCTACTGTTTACATAGGCATTATCCAGAACAACACAAGCATCCTTATTAAATTTTTGATCTCCAACCACTTTTTCAAATCGGTTGTTAATGGTTGTAATCGCAGTATCAACAGGCGTTATTGAGCTATTGAAAACACTTTGTGCCGTATTTTCTGCGGTTTCTTTAACTGTTTCATAATATTCAACATATTCTACCGGATAAGAATCTTTCTTCACTACAAGATAATCCGTGAAATCTTCAATGTTGCTGATCGTTCCGACAGCTATAGCTAAATAACTGTAGCTTCCATTCAGAAGAATTTGACCACGCAAATTTGTGTTGTTTGTCGTACCTTGTAGCGTAAGCGTTGCGCCAATGCTTGGAAGTGAAGTATGTGCCCAAAACAGCATATAAGAAATTGAAAGATTTTGGTTGAATGATTTGAATAAGTAATATTCACCATAACTTCCAGAAATAGGAATAACTACGACATCATGATTGTCAAGCGAAACAATCTGTCCAGAACCGTTAATAGCGGCATCTTTTAAGATAATTGCTTCGTATTTGTTGAATAACTGGGCATCGCCAGCAAGTTCGAATCTTCCGTTGATGTTATCAATAGCGTTCTTTAAGTCACTAACCTGTCCCCTAATCGCATTCCCTAGCGTATCATAAGTCACCCCGTTCGCACCTATACGAGCGTTTTGAACTTCTGCGGCCGATGGTGCTTCGCCACTTGGGGCAATTATCTGATTTATCTGAGATTGCAAATTAGAGTCTGCCGCTGCCCTTGTTGATGCTTCAGAATCAATATTACCCTGTAATGCTGTATCCGCATTAGCTCTCGCCGTAGCTTCCGCCGCTACCGCCGCAATTCGTGCATTTTCTTCTACCTGTATATCCGCATTAGCTTCAGCAATCGCACCTTGAACTGCTTCGGTGTATTGCTGATATAAACTAGCATCTTCCTCAATGCTTTCGGAATTTTCATCCATTGCCGCCTTACAAACATCCATATCAAACGGAAGTGAAGCAATCCTATTAGAATCTCCGTCAACAATAATAAACTGAGCCTTATACTTGTCGGCTTTATTTGTCATGGTTGCGGTTGTCTCAAACGTGCCTACGTTATCATTAGTGCTTACGTTTGCCGTAATAGCCACACCGTCAGAACGGGTTGCTTCAACGGTGCAAGTATAGCTGTCAAGGTCGACAACCTCTGAGCCGTTATAAATTATAAATCCAAGTGAACGCCCAATATCATATTGCGAAATATGAAAGCAAGGATTAACCCCCGTTGGTGTCATGTTAAGACTAATATATTGTGTTTCCATCTATATCCCCCTTACTCAATCCTTACTAACAGACCATTTTCAAATACGAGATTATGCACTGTTGCCGAATAATCTTCGTTTTCAAAGTCAACATCAATGTCAGTACATACATCATCAAGTGTTCCTGTATAGCCTGTACCTTGTCCGATTTTCTCTCCGTTGACATAAACGCCATCAGGCATAACCGATGTAGTATCTGTTCCATCTGTAACCGATACTTCACCGCCGGTTATGTTTGTTGCATCATTGTCACCAATTAAAATACCCGCACCATTTAAAGACATTTCATAAACGTCATTATTTCCATAATCTGTTCGTAAATCGATTGCACCCTGCTCAATATCAACTCTGTCGGATGAATTTCCGCTTTTATCCTCGACACGTATTCCCGCAACATTTCCGCCGATTGTTACCTGAGAACGCCAAGAGGAATCATAAAATCTCGCTCTTTGGTTATCCCATCGACCTATTTCAACACCTAAGTTATTGAGTAATTGGAAGAATCCATAAGAATTATTTACTCCACCAAGACTTAAATGTCCGTCAAGCGTCCATGCTTGGTAGTAAATCCACGAATCAAATGTTCCTGCCGCACCACTTGCAAAACCAATGCCGTTTTCATTTATTCTCAGAACCTTTGTAGCAAGTGCCGTTGTCGGTTGGTCGAGAAACAAAAGCTCTTTCCAACTTCCATCGGTGTTTTTATTTGCTACCACATATCCTGCGCCATTAGTGAGCCATCCTGTCGCATCCTTGATAAATTCTCTTGATTTTTCAAGTGTAGTTTCTATTGCACTGCCTTGGTCTGCGATTGTGACAGCAAGGGAACTGCGTATTGTGCCGATTTCAACGGACTTGTATCTCTCAGCAAGGCAATCATATTCAGTTCGCACTACTTTTGCTTTTTCAGAAATACCTAATTTCTCAAATATTACTGTGACCGTATCACAGAGTAATATATTTTCAAGTGGTGCTATTCCTTTATATTCCTCAGTATCAGCGAGATTAATAAAATCAACATCAAGACTAACAGACGGATGTCCGATGTTGTTTTTTTCGATGTACTGTTGAGCCATTACCATTAATTGCGCCGATGTTGGCTTTGCTTCGAATTGGTCGGAGAAATCAATTATTTCTGTCCGCTTGTATGGGTAATTGCTCGCATTGGTTGAATAAACAGGATTAGCATATACACAATCATTTGAGTCGGTAGCTTTCCAAAATGGAACAACTCCCGTTATCGTGTTTGCGATATTTTCCTCTTGCTGGAGCGAAACAAGGTTCTTTCCGTATCGGATTGTGACTCCGTTATCAGCACCCCTTGCACTCAGCAACGAGCAAGTATAATTATCAAACTTCCATTCTCCGCCGTATACATCAAGTAAAGAACCCTCATGCCCTCCGAGCATCGACCGACACATTATCGGAGTAGCCGAACCACAAGCTGTTGTTGATGTTTTATCGCTTGTAAATGTAAATGGGTTTGTTTCCATGCTTTCGCTAACTAACTTGGTTAGTGCACCAGTGAGAGAGGATGCCCCAAAAGGCTTTAATGGAATATTAGCAAGCTGATAGCTTATATGCTGAGCGTTAACCGTAATAATTCCGCCCATTATCGACTTCTCAATCTTATAGATTCGGAAAGCCTGAAGCGTGTTTTCCTGTGACGGTTTCGCAAGGATTATCTTGTTATATCCGATATCCTCAACATGTTTGCCCTCTGCCGCATACTCCATCTCAAGCTCAAACTGTCCATTGCGCTCCTCAGTAATTACACATGAGATTACATCAGATAATCGCCCTATTCCGTTGGTATTAAAAGTCGTTGCCGACTCACTGAATAAAATAGGTATCATAACTCACCTCATTAAATCGTCCACCATCTAGGAGTGATTTCCAATCTTGTTATACCACTCAATGTTATGTTATTCTGCCCCGACTTAAACACTGGAAACTTGTTATCGGTAGTCCGTATATTTCCGTTGCAATTCGTTGCTCCCTTATATGCGTCCATGATTTCGCAATCAATATCCGTGTATTCATCAGCGCTTGTGATAGTCACTGTAATATCATTAACCGTAAAGCTACCTGTGCCGTAAGCACGGATTAACGGCTTTGCATCGTAGTAAGTCGGATTAAATAGACTCCCGTTTGATGCCAAGACATTTACATTGTCCCCGGATTTTAAAAAACGTCTTGGGTCACAAATAAAAGCAATATTAAACTTTCCGACTCTGTGAAGTATTTGTGTTTCCGGCTCGATTGAGTCTTTATAATATGCTCTCCGATAATGATCTGCGTCATAATCATCCTCAAGTCGGAAATGTCCTCTCCGACTCAGCAAGTAAGATTTAAAAGCACTAAACTTATTCGCAAATTCCTGCACGATATAACACGGATATGTTATTTTAATATCTTTAAAGCGGCCTTTATCAATGGTCAGGTCTCCGTTCCGTCCGGGGATGCTGACCGAATCAACATCCCTTTCAGGAGCGTTATAAATCCCAACTCCGGAAATAAAAATTCCAAAGTCGCTAGTCGGTTTTCCGTCTATGGTTAGTAAGTGTCTCATCTCCAAGCCGCCCCTTTCCTAGCAACTTCACTATTGATACGTCTCGAAATAATCTCTGCAAGTTTTTCCTCAGATTGTCCGGGCGCTCCGTATACCGTTACATTAACACCACCGTAATTGGTAACGGACTCGCTGACAGCGCCACGAATGAGGCTCTGCAAAGAATTAACACCGATAATCGCCTCCGCACCGGCTTCACCAGCGCCCATTAAAGAGCCGCCGTTATAGCCGAAGATTGTAGGAGTGTCGAGAATCATACCGTTTTTCATCGCCTTAGCATCCCAGTTAACAGAAAGCTTCGGAACTTTTGGTGGAATCGAATTAAGTTTAAATTCGCCCTCGATGCTGAACTTAGGCAGCTTGATAATTCCTCGGATTGCTGACCATGCATCGCTGATACTTTTTTGTATCGTGCTCATGACGTCTTCTACCGTCTTTTTAGCTGTGTTGAATCCATCATCAATCTTCTTTTTAACCTCATCAATAACGTCGGTTACTGTCTTTTTAACGTTTTCAAAATTGGTTTTTACCGTGTTGTAAACATTGGTTACAACCTCTTCGACGGTTTTCTTAGCCGCCTCGAATTTTTCTTTTACGGTGTTATATACATTCGTTACAACCTCGGTAACGGTTGATTTTATCTCATTCCATTTTTCAGAAACCGCCTGTGCTACATTGGTAACTACCTCAGTAACCTTTTCTTTGATTTCCGCAAACTTTTCGGCAACAGTCTGCGCAAGCGAAATAGCCACCTCTTTGACCTTATCCCAGTTAGCAATAAGCACCGCAACGATTGCAATGACCGCCGCAATAGCTAATGTTAATGGGCCGCCGAGCGCTGCAACTACTCCACCGATAGCACTACCAACGGAGCTTAGTATTCCGGCAATTCCTCCAGCCGCTCCGATAAATCCACCGATGGCACTCACAACCGTACCGATAGCACTCACCACAGTACCGATAACACTTACTATTGTTCCGATAACGGCAACTATCGGGCCGACTACCGCAATAACCGCCCCAATGGTAACAATCAACTGTTTCTGTGAATCATCAAGTCCTGAAAATCCGTCTTTGACTTGTCTAATAAAGTCCGTGACGTTTTGTATTATCGGAACTAACTGCTCTTGCATGACAGCACCAAGATCCGCACCTGCAAGCTTTAAATCGTTGAGTGTGGTTGTTAATTCGTCTGTCGGATCAAGCGTTGCGTTAAATGTTTCCTCTACGCTTCCGAGTGAATCATTTAAGTCGGTTGTACCGGCTGTAAACATTTCCATCGAAAGTGTTCCATTTTGGAATGATTCGTAAAGTTTCGGGCCTGCCTTTGAGCCAAAAATATCAATAGCAGATTCCGAGCTTGAAAGTGCCTCAGCAAACTTATCTTGCATCGAAACACCATCTTCGAGCGCTTCTTTTTGCACCTTTGAAAAGCCTGCCATGACAACACTTGCATCAATTCCGGCTTTGTCTAACTCACCGAGTAGCTTAGCCGAGTCGGAAGCATTGAGTCCCATTGATTGAAGCGCTGTTGCGTTTGATGTCATGCTCTGTGCAAGTGCATCAACACTAATGCCGGTGTCCTGTCCGACTTTATTAAGTGTGTCGAGCATTGCGCCAGCATCTTTTGCATCAAGTCCGAAAGCCGCCAGAGTTTGCGAAACTACATCAATCGAGTTATTAACATCAGTTCCGTTGATCTCTGCGAACTGAATAAACTGAGTCGATAATTTTTCAAGCTCTTCGCCCGTGACTCCAAAACGTGTATTAACCTCACCGACAGCGGTTCCGGCTGTTTCAAAGCTTGTCGGAATAGTTGTTGCAATGCTGTTAACAATGTCGGTCAAGCCTTCGAGCGCTTCACCCGATGCACCTGTCTTAGTGATGAGAATGTCAACAGCTCCATCAACCTCATTAAAAGCCGCAAGTGATGCCGCACCGACAGCCACTATTGGAGCTGTCACATGAGTGGTCATGCTCTGGCCAAAACCTTTAATGCTTTCGCCGGTCTGCTTTATCTTGCCGCCAACCTCTTGCATCTTATCGCCGACAGCTATGACCTGTTGAGCGCCAACGGAACCAAATTCCTTGTATTCCGCTTCAAGCTTGTTTAGTGCATCCTCAGTTGCTATGATCTCACGAGTTAATGCTTCCTGTTGTTTCTTAGTCTTTTCCGAACCATCAGAATTTTTAAGCTGTTCGAGCGCTGCCTTTTCCTGTTCGAGTTTTTCTTTTGTATCTGCAATCGACTTGCTCAATAACTCCTGTTTTTGCTTGAGTAAGTCGGTGTTTCCCGGATCAATCTTTAGGAGTTTATTGACATCCTTTAATTGTGTCTGAGTCTCTCTTATTGACTTGTTGACACCTTTTAAAGAATCTTGGAGCTTGGTTGTATTGCCGTTTAACTCGATTGTAATTCCTGCAATTCTATTCGCCATTTTCCAACTCCTTTAAAAATTATCTATATCCTCAGCTGTTGCCAATTGCTCCCATTTGTAATTATCGTTATCAGCTTCGATAAACATGTCGAAAACCATTCCGACAGTGATATGTTCCAAATCTTCCATTGATAACCCAAGTCGGCAACATCTGAGCAAGAAAAGAGCCGCCGTTAGTTTCCTTTCCGACGGCTTACTGTGTTTTTTGGCTGTACTGTTGTTATATTGGATTTCTGCCAAAGCTGTACGATCTTCGGAGCGACCTCATTAAACGGGAATGATTCGAAACTATCAAGCCAGTCATTTATATCATCCGAGATTTCCCCGTTATCATCACCCTGTTTAGCCATGATGAAAGCTAAATTCTGCATGATTACCATCGCATCACCGGAAACATCCTCCGTTGTAAGCTTGTTAAAATCCTCAAACAAATCTCGATTAAATTGGTCACGATAGCGGCGGAGTGTTGACCCCGTCGCTTTGAACTTTATATCCCGACCGTCAATATTAATTATTTCCGTCATGGGATTTCCTTTCTTATGCCTCTACCGCACTAAACCAAGTAGCATAAGCCGCATCGCTTGAGACACAAGAATACTTAACTTTGTCATCAGCAAGTCTCGGAATAGCTACGATGTTAACTGTGTTGGTCTGGGGAGTGATTGAAGCTTCCTTCGTTGAGCCGCTAAGAGCCGGTCTTGATGCTGTAACTCTCAGAAGCCATACACGCTTACCAGTGTCGGTTGCACCAGCTAACTCAAACTGGAAACCAAGAGCAAATTCCTTTGGCTCATCTGTTGCTGACTCGGTAACGATCCCGCTTGTGCTGTCCTTGGTCTGTCCAAGAACGGTCTGCAAAAATGTATCTGCGCTTGCTGTATCCTCAAACTCGATTGAGCCGGAATAACCATTATTTACATTTCCGTGCCACCATGTTGTATTATCAGCGAACTCATCAACTGCATCGCCCTGAGCATCGAGCGAGATTGACTTAGCGCCCGGAATTGCTACGGGTGTATCATAAGTAAGTGCGCCTGTTCCATCATCGGTTGAAATTGCATAATGAGCATTTTTGATACCGTATCTGATTCTACCCATTGATTACTACCTCCATTTGATATAAAACTTCATACATCTTTTCATCCTTGATGTACTGTTCGGATTTTTCATAAAAAAAGCCATGCTCTTTTAGCACGGCTTCAAGTTCGTTTTCGATTGAAAACTCTTTATTGTCTGTATATAGTTCGATGTTTAAACGGTTTATGTTTGACCATACAACATTATCGGCACTCTCATTATCGGAGCTTGGATAATAAAAAATCAAATACGGTAACTCAGGAGCACTACCCTCATCATAATGATGATATACATAACCGTTTACCTCAGTTCTTGATGCCATTTCTGACATCATTAAATTAACTTCTTGTAAGGTCATTTCGATAACTTCCTTTCCAACCGTTCAAGTACATCTTTTTGCGCAAAATCATTAACATCCGCAATATGAGGAAATGCTGATGATCTGCCGCCGTTTCGTAGCGCATGACCAAATTCAAGCAAATGTGTAAGACCCGGCTTTGATTTGTTGTAAACCGTTGCTGATGTCTCCAAGCGCTCTTTTGCAACTTCGATCGTCCAGCCTTTGGGATATTCTTCCCAAGTGGTACGGCCTTGATTAAATTTCCGAATCTGCTTCTGGGATTCCTTTGCGGTTTCCTCAATAGATTCATTAAGCGCTTCAACAGCCTCATCCCCATATTCTTCTAAGATTTTTTCAATCTCCTCTGCAAAAGCGCCGGGGCTAATTGCTGCCATTTTGTACACCTATATCCTTTTGAACATATAACTCGATATAATCCATATTGGCGTTATAAGTGCGATATACCGAATACCGCACATCGTGAAACTCAATGACCGTCTCACCGTCATAGTCTCCGGCAAAAACCGTAAATTTTAAATCCGGCTTAAGCCCTGATTGCTGTCCTGAAAAAAACTCCGTCTGCGTTACTGAGTGACTATCACAAAAAACCTCGCGGACGGTCTCGACCTTGCGACCAACACCGAACTCGTCTTTTACATACTCAAATCTTATTAATTTTAAGGTATCGGATATATTCATAAGCCTTACCCCTCGGTCTGCATTTTTTCTGAAAAGACCCTTTGATTTATGGCATACCTTAACATCCTCGGCATTCCCTCGCCTGTGTCTCTTTTGCGCCATAACCAAGCCGCATACATCACAATAAGCTGGGAGTCGCTTGCTGTATCAGCAAGCGTAACCCCCTCCCTTGTAATTTCTGCTTTTGCCGCATCGACATACTGAACGAGTCGCTCATCAAATGCCGTTGTGGTTATACCGCAATCAATTTTTAACATTGTAAGTAACTCGCTGTTTGTCATTTATGCCACCTCTCTGATTATGACTTTGTTACTGTGATCTGATATGTCTTGGTGCTGTTACCATTCTCAACAACAACCTTAACAACATTATCATCACCAGCCGCCCAAGTGATATTAGCGCCATTTACAACCTGCTTTGTGGTTGTGCCTGTGGTGTAGTAAAGAGTAACCTTTGCATTTGCATCCTCAGCAATTGCTGTGATTGCGTCCTTTGCGTTGGTTGTTGCCGCTGTGTAAACGGTTGTGCCAGCATCAAATGACGGTGAAAGTGTTACACCAGTAAGCTCTGCAAGGTCAACAACATTAGCCTTGTCAGCTACAAATGTCATTGATGCGTCAGGAGTTGTGTTCTTAACACCGAGTGCAACGAATGCCTCAGGAATAACCGGCTGACCATCATATCTTGCTGTGCCCTTGAAAGCTGTCTGATCCTGAATGAAGAACGCGTGCTCAGACTGTGCGAACTTAGCGCCGCCACGTTCAGCGAGGAGATAAAGCTCGAAATAACCGCCAATGATTACATTGTCAGGAATGAAGTCGAGAACCTCGATAACACCGCCCACGATTGGCATTGTTCCATTCATGCCGGAAACGATAGCGCCAGCCGCATTAATGGAAAGCGCCTGAGCCTGAAGGTATGTGTATGTTGTTTCGTTCATAACCCATACCTTACCACCACGAGCATATTTGCCCTTTGCAGCGCCGGCATTAACGATCAAATCCTGGAAGAGCTGAACACCTGTGTTGTTGGTTGTCTTGATATTGCTTGTGTGAAGGTCAATCCAAGGTCTTGCGGTTGCCGGATAGCCGGATGGCTGTGAAGTCTGTGCAAGTCTTGAAACGATACCGAGTGGCATCTTGTTGTTTGCTGATGTGTTGCGGCCATAAAGAATAGCCTTATCAAGTGCAAGTCCGATAGCCTGTCCGATTGCGTCAAGAAGTTCTGCTGCAAGGTCAATGTCTGAATCCTCAAGAACTGCATTGCATACCTTGAAGAAACCGCCCACCTTATAGCAATCAACCTCAGCGTCATTGAATACCATGTTAAGCTCATTAAGAGCGCCACAGCACTCAGTCCAAACACCCTCAGGAACTGAACCCATGATAACTTCTCTTCCGGTGCCGGAAACAGGTCTTACTGTAACGTGCTTATAGAGCTTGGAATAATTCTCCACATTCTGACGAAGGAATCCAAGGAATACTTCCGGGATTGTAAGTCCGACATTTGTCAGCTCACGCTTCTCGGAAATGTGTGCTCTTACCTCACCAAGCCAAGCCTTAACATCTTCTCTCTCCATCATCGCTGTGCGCTCTGCGATGTTCATTTCTCTGAATGATCTCTTTGCAACTTCCATTGCTCTTACCTCCATGTTGTTTTCGTTTGATCTTGCTCCCGGCGCTGGTGTTGGCTCTGCCGGAGTCTCAGTTTCTTTTTCTGTTTCTCTCAGTTCGTTCTCAAGTCCCTCGATTGTTGATTCAAGCTCGGACTTAGCCGCTTCATGCTCACCCTTTTCGGTCTCGAACTTCTCGATCTCTTCGTTGACCGCCTGTGTTTCCTCGTCGGTCGATGCTTCCTCGATTGATGCTGTTAACTCGGATTCACGCTTCTCGAAATCGGCATCCTTTGCCCTGAGCGCTTCCAGTTCCTTTTTCTTCGTATCAATCTTTTTCCGTAACATTAATGCTTTTAATGCCATTTTGATAACCTCGCTTTCGCCTGTTCTTTCCATGCGGAAAGTTTACGCTTCTCCATTTCTGCTTTCTGCTTCGCTCTTGCCGAGATGCTAGTCGCTTCATAAGCTGGGAACGTACATGGACTAACCTCATATAATGGGTCAGCTTTTTTTATCGTCCAGTGTATTGTTCCGTCCTCACGAACAACGCAATCCTCTTCGGCAATATCGAAGCCGAAACTACAGCCGGAAATGTCATGTCTTGCAATTCGTGCATAAGCATCCATTGCCTGTGTGTCTTTCGGGTTGATATGCACAACCCCCCACAATCCCACATCAGTATCACGTAGCTCCAAAGTACCGGCACTTGTGCGCCCTAATACAAGGTCAGAATTGTGATTATATAAAGCTCTTACGTCCCCATTAATTGACTCGCTAAAAGCTCCACGAGCAACGCTTTCGGTAGCGCCCTCGCAGACCTGATAAGTGTCATCATATCGGACGAAGTAACCCTCGATTATTGGATTCCCCTCATCGTCGGAACGTGTAGAGACTTCATGCATTTTAAAATATCTATTTTCCATGTTAGTCCTCCTCTTGTATCAATTTCTTTTGCTTATTGGTGTAATCAATACCGATATAGTTTTCAAGCACCCGATATTCATCCAATCCATCAACTGGACTCATGCCGATGCGGTCTCGAACCTCGTTGCCGTTAACAAATCCACGATCTGATAATGTGCCGAATACATTAGCAATGGTCTGTAAATCCCAATCCATTAATGACAGCGTGTTAAATTTCAAATACCACTTAGGATTGATGATTAGCTTTTTTGTAAGCTCCTGAGTAATGCCCAAGCAAATCGGTCTGACTTTGTTTTGTATGAAACTGTTCCAAGCTGTTTGATTGTACTCACCGACACCAAGCACAAATGGCGGAACACCGATGATTGATGCAACCGCTCTTTTGTCGAGCTGTACCACATCAGAGATTGCAAGGTCTGACAAGGATAACGGTCTCACCTCTTGCACTTCGAACTGTTCAGCCGGAATAATCCACGGTGCTCCAACTTCTCCGCTTTCAAGGTAATCTTCCCGTAATTTCTCTCGCCCCGCCTTGCTCGAAAACTCTTCCGTCATAGCATCGACCTTAACAATGAGTGACGGTTTCCATTTCGACTCCATGAAACCTTTTTCCGTTGCCGATGCTTGCTTGAGATTCTGCGCAACATCCTTTAACGAGACTTGCAGCCCTCGACCTTTCCACAAATAAAACTTATCGGGATTATGGACGAAATGGAGTGTATCACCGGGGTCTCTCGCAATTCCGTCAATCAAGATTTTATAATCTCGGTAACTTCCGCCCACTGGCATGAGTGATACTCTTGATGCCGCAATTGGCTCAAGTGATTCCAAATAGCCTTGCCACGTATGAGGGACTACAATCGAATTACCCGAACCGTAAAGCAACAGATTCATGATGATTGATTCCATCCATACTTTCCGAGTCATTGTAGGCATCGGGTCGATGTCAATCTTCCGAGATAGCTCGTTTACTATTCTGACATCACCCTGTGCTGTGTTGCTCATCAAGTGAATAGTCATTGAGCCGATAAGCTCCGCAATAGTCCGGCAAGCTGTCATGATTTCCGGGTTATGGTCTAATGACGTATAACCGCTCACACAAATTGAATCACTGTTCGAAATCAGAAAACCAATCTGTGAATTTGATGTTCTTTTTTGATTAATGATTTTATTTTTCTTTTTGCTCATTTCCACCAATCCTCTGACTTCTTAGCGTTTTCCAAGTCAATCAACAACGCTCGTGTTGCAAAAACCGAAGCGTCAAAAATATCTATACGCTGATTCGGAGTGACTTTTTCGTACTGAATCATATCGTCGGTTTTTTCGACAGCTCGGACATTCTGAACGCAATATTCGTAGGCTTCGGAATGTAAGTAATAAAACTTTCCATCCTTGACCATTTTTTCAATGTATCGAAATCCCTCAGACTTCGCCCAGAAATACTGTGGTGCATCGTCCACATGGAATCCGGCTTTTTTCATTTCGATAAAATACTCACGAGCGAATTTTTTGTCATGAGCGACTCGCTTGATTTTGAACCCCATGTGTTTTAACTCTAAGAACCAATTAACAACATCGGAAACATTAACCGTCGGAGTGTTACACATGTCAAGCCATCCGTCATCTTGCCAGCCAAATAACGGGATTCCATCCTCATCAGCTTTTTTAGCCGCCATCACTACCGGGAACCATGCATGAGTTATTGCAATCATGACATCGTTATACATGCCAACAATACATGCTGATGTAAGATCATGGAGCTTTGACAAGTCGGCGCCGCCATACCAGTTAATATTTAGCTTTGCCAATTCCAAAAGCGTCCAATTATAAGCACCATCAGATTTCCTAAACTCATCAATATCAAAATAAGCCTTGAGCGCATTGGTAAACCTATTAAGTGACTTTGCTAAAAAGTCCTTGCGCTGTTGTGGATCGTTTAGCGCCTGGAGGGAATCATTTAAAATTTCCTGCGGTCTGATTGTGATTCCGTATCCCGGATTCGCCATTTCATGTACTACCGGATTCGTATAATCAATATCGCCGTTCTCATCCTCATCGGCGCAAGCTATAAAAATGAAATACTGTTCGTCCTTGATAGTTCCGTCAAGAACCTTTCGGCAATACTTTAATCGCTGTCCTAAGAATCCCTGAGCATTATCTCCAGCCGTACTGATTCCGATAATCAACTTGTTTGTATATGCTTTCATAGCTTCTTTAAACAAGTTGTATTGCTTAGGTTGTTTAAAACAATGTATTTCATCAATGACACTGAGATTCGCATTCAAAGAATCTTGCGAGTCTGGATTTGCCGCTAATGCACGTATAAAAAAAGAACCCTCACCGATATTACATTCGATAGAGTGTTCATTATTGTTATCTATAACTTTTATTAATCCGCCCTTTTTTCCTCTGACTTGCTTTTCACCCATGCGCTCAATGTTGTAATCCAAGAAATTAAATGTTTCTAAGGATTGCATCAAAGCACCCGAAGCAATGTAACATTTTGAGCCGGAATCTTTATATAAAAGGCATAAGCTCCATACGAGAGCCGCCGCAAAAACCGTCTTGCTGTTCTTTCTCGGGACAAATATTAAAGCTTCATGGAATCGTACAATATTTGTTCCTTTGAGTTTGAATCCGACCAAGTTATAAATTATAAAGCGCTGAAAATCCATCAGTATAAATGGCTTCCCCCTCATCGGAGTCCCGTCGATTGCTTCGCCTTGCTGATGGCACAACGTCGACTCAATGACCTTGATGCAAAACTCAGGAGCATAATGATCTATTTCGTATTCAGGGTTTTCCAAATCATTGAAAAATCTTTCGACCATCTGCTTCTGTTCTTTACAAGCAATTTTCCTCCCGTCCCTTATTCTGTTAGCGTAATCAAGAACCTTGTCCCAGTTCTCGTGCGATGCCATTTAATGCCCTTTCTAATCCCGACACATCGGAAGTTGATTTTATTTCTAAGTCTTTCAATTTCTTTAATCCGGCTGGTGTAAGTCCTAAGTCTCGCCAATAAGCTAATGCGTCTCGGTTCAAATCATTAATAAGTCGGAGTGCTGGATTCTGCTCGAGATTTGTAGCGCCGCCTTTGTTGGTATGCTCTACCAAAACATGACCGCCGGATTTTTTAAACATTTCCTCAGCATCATCACGGCGCTCCAACATGCTCGCCAAAGTGTCAATGATGGAATCAAAAAATGGTTGATATGTTCCGGCATCTTCCGAAGCGTTGATTATTTTTTGTTTCCATTCGTCTTTATTCATAGTTGATACACCTTATAGTATTTCCTGTTTAACTGTTTCAATCTCAATTTTTCCCTTCATAAGTTCCGGAAGCAGCGCATCTCGAAATTCTGCAAGAATGCGGTTTTCTTCGTTGTTCAAATACATAATATGTTGTTTCCACATCTGGAGAAAAAGAGATAAAATCTCGGGAAATTTTTCCTTGCTTTTATTTTCGATTTTGAACTCTGCGGCGTTTTTGCTTAGTTGTATAAAATCTTCTTTTTCTGCTTTTTGTCCAACAATAGAAAAACTTTCTGATATATCAGGCTGATTTTTCATCATGACGAAAATCTCATAAAGTCCAAGAGATTTAGCAAGGCTTTCGTTTACCGTAAGTTTTAATGCGTTCTTTGCTAAAACTACACGGTTATAATCTGCCACTATATCCGCATAATCTCTGTGCCGTTCGTCTCGCTCCTGAAACTCTATGTATCTTGATGGTACAAGCGTATATTTTTTATCCCTAATTTCCTCGATTGATGCCGCTTTGCAAAACTCTGGAATATTTTCGTGCTCTTCAATGGATTTTATTGCCTTAGCCATTCCATCATCTGTCAGAATTTTTACCGTTTTATGATATGTCCTGTTTTCATGCGACGTGCCGCCAAACTGCCCATTTTGATCTCGCTGTTCTTCCACGTATTCTTGCCGCATATCGACCATTTCAACTTGCATGGTCTTTTTGTTTTTGTTCAGCACTAAAACACAAGTTGCGATTGATGTTGACTCAAACATTTTATCCGGAAGACTTCCGGATAAAATGTTT